GCTGACAACTACCTCATCTGCTATCTCAGCGCACTTGCGTAGGAATGCAACATGACCAGAATGCACCAAGTCAACACCTCACGCTCCCTACTGGGTTCTGCCTAACGATGACTGCTACTTCGAGCCAGGAGCGCTAAAGCAGATCAGCGAGACAGTGGATTACAACGCTATGAACTTTGTTGACATCGACACCAAATGGAGTTGTGTAATTCCAGGCGAAGGCGCTATTAGAGATGCAGGAATCTGGGATGAGATATATCACCCAATCTACTTTGATGATAACGACTTTGAGCGCAGACTAGTTCACGCCGGAGTGCCTTTCAAAACCTTAGAGGCAAAGGTGCATCATGACAACAGCTCAACGCTCAAGTCTGGCTATCAAGAGAAGAACAAAACAACCTTTGCTCGCAATCACCGCACACTGCAGCGCAAGATAGATTCTGGCTACTACGGAGTGCATGGCTGGAGCTTAGACAGTAGAAGGAGCAACTCATGGGACTAAAGCTTTATACCGGCGGAACTTTTGACTTGGTGCATTCTGGTCATGTTGCATTCCTACGCAAGTGCGCTGAGATAGCAGATGAGGTAGTTGTCAGCTTGAACACAGACGAGTTTATAGCGGAGTATAAGGGCAAGCCTCCCATCCTTACCTACGAGGAGCGCAAAGCAGTTCTAGAGGCTTTTGTGTGGGTTGATGAGGTTGTCCCTAATATCGGTGGCACAGACAGCACAGAGGCGATTCTGAAGGTCAAACCAGACATCATTGCTATCGGATCAGACTGGGCTAAGAAGGATTACTACAAGCAAATGAACTTCACCCAGGACTGGTTGGATGTTTTCGGCATTTCGCTTATCTACATTCCCTATACAAAAGGCATTAGCACTACCGAAATCAAGCATCGCCTAAGCAGGTAGAATAGAGCTGAGGAGTTTTCATGGCGCTAACTAATGCATACGCAACACTTGCTCAGGTCAAATCAAGCCTGAGGATTACAGACAACATTGACGATGAGCTAATCGAGCTAGCCATCGAGTCAGCCTCTCGCGAGATAGATCAGACATGCGAGCGAGTTTTTTACCAAGCTGACGCAGAGACAAGAATCTTCCCAGCCAGAGATAGCTTTGTTTGCGAGATAGATGACCTGCGCTCACTCACAACTCTCAAGACTTCAACAGGCGGTGACGGAGTATTTGACACAACCTGGGCAGAGAAGGATTATCAGCTAGAGCCTCTCAACGGATTTGCAGGCGGTATCCCACACCCAGCTACGCTAATCAGAGCAACTGATGACTTCCTGTTCCCTCTCGATGGCGGAGAGGCTTTGGTTCAGGTCACCGGTGACTGGGGATGGAGTTCAGTGCCAGTAGCAATCACACAGGCAACAGTCATCCTAGCTAGCCGAATCTATAAGAGAAACGACAGTCCTCTAGGTGTTGCAGGCTTTGGAGACTTAGGAGCTATCAGGGTTAGCGCTAAAGACCCAGATGTTTACTCACTAATTGCACCATTTATGAAGGTCAGGATGGGATGAGCATTTCAGGTATGAGAGCAGGACTAGCTTCCAACCTGTCAAGCATCCCAGGACTCAGAGTTGCTAGTGAGATTCCAGATCAGATAAACCCACCAGTAGCTGTAATAGCTCTAAACAACATCGAGTATGACGGAGCATTCCAACAGGGACTGACAACATTCAACTTCACCATTCAGCTAGTAGTAACAAGGATGGCGGAGAGAAGAGCGCAGGAAAGACTCGACCTCTACTCTGAACCCAGAGGGGAACAGTCGGTCAAGAGTGCGATAGAATCAGATAGGACACTCGGAGGGAATGCTTCAGATGTAAGAGTCGAGAGCAGACCTAGCGTGGGTTCGCTACAAGTAAACGACCAGGACTATTTGGCAGCAGACTTCTCTGTTGTCGTATATGTATAAAGGAGAAACAAATTGGCAAAGTTTGTTAGCACACAGGCAAGCGTCAGCATCAACGGAACTGATGTATCAGACGCATGCGCAAGAGCTGAGTTGACCATTGACGCAGCTGTAATCGAGACCACCGATTTCGGATCTGGCGGATTCGTTGAGAACATCGGCGGATTGAAGAGCGGAACAGTATCCCTCGACTTCCACCACGACTACGCAACAGGCGCAGTTAGTGACTTGTTGAAAGACGCAACAGGAACTATCGGAACTGTAGTGGTTATCCCTAACGGAACTACTCCATCAGCCGAGAACCCTAGCTGGACTGCAGAGGTTGTTGTCAACTCTTTCGCGCCTGTATCAGGGGCCGTGGGTGATCTTTCAACTTTCAGCGTGTCATACCCGACAACCGGGGAAATTAGCTTCGCAACCGCATAAGGAATACAAATGAAAATCAACCTACAAATCACCCGAAATGGTGAGAGCAAAACAGTAACAGCAAACGCAGCTGACATGGTGGCTTTTGAGTCTAAATACAATGTCAGCGTGGCATCTTTGTCATCAGACCCTAAGATGTCTTACTTGTTGTTCCTAGCTTGGCATGCAGAACACAGGCAGGGCAACACTAAGGACAAGTTCGAGGACTGGCTGAACGATGTCGAGACTGTTGGAGCAGGTGAGGAAAGCCCAAAATAATCGGGCTTGGCGATCAGTCCGCACACTGGACTATCGCTACCCTCGCTTGTGAAACTGGCATCTCTCCTCGCGAGCTTATGGCTCTAGATGAAAGAATGCTGTGGACTTTACAGCGGTATCTTGTAGCAAAGAACCTACCGAGGAAATAGCAGAGCGCTCCCCTAGAGGGAGCGTTTCTGTTATCGGTAGAATAGAGGAGAGGTGAGGCATGAGCAATCTAGGACTAGACAGGTCAGCATTTAATAGATATGCAAGACAAGGTCGTAAGGCTTCGGTTACTGGTTTGCCGACAGTCATTAGATACTTGCGCAGATACCAGCCAGAAACGCTCAAGGCTATTCGCAATGACATTCGCTCAGAGATTAGACCGATTATGTCTCCGATTGTGAATGAGATTAACTCAGAAGTCACAAGCTCCCTAAAGTCTAAAAACTATCAAATGTTCCACAATGGCAGAACTGCTTGGAATGGCGCTCGCTACACACCTCAAGTCAGCTCCAACCGCAAGGGAATTATGCGAATCAAGCTAACAGGCAAAGGTGGCAAGCTTGGATTCGATTACGCAGAGCTTGCAGGAATTAGACGCAGACCACCAAGATCACGCTCAAAGATTGCCGGCACATCAGTGCAAGGCTCAAGCAGAGGGGATGGTTCTTACGCATATGCAGGACAGGGGGATGCTTTTATCAGCAAGCTAGAGTCAGACTATGGCAAACCAGGTCGCTTTGCTTGGAAGAGGATTATCCAAAGGCGCTGGGACATAAACAGAGCTGTTGCAGGAATACTTGAGAAGTATGACATCAAACTTAACGCCAAGCTAAGAGGCAGGGGAAATATCATCTAATGTCAGTATTCGTAAACATCATTTCAGACTTTGATGATAGAGGTCTAAAAAATGCCAGAGGTCAGTTCCAAAAGTTTGGTGCTGATGTAGGAAAGATAGCAGCTACCGCCGCAGCTTCCTTTGCTGCCATTGGCGCAAGTATCGCAGTAAGAGAGTTTGTTGACTTTACTAAGCAATCTATTAGTGCCGCTAGTGACCTAAGCGAATCAGTCAATGCTGTAAATGTTGCCTTTGAAGGAGCAGCAGAAGGTGTCCTCAAAATTGGCGAGAGCGCTGCAGAGTCTTTAGGTGTAAGCCAAACAGAGTTCAACAATGCGGCTGTGAGGTTCTCAGCTTTTGCCGAAAGAGTTACCGGTGAGGGTGGAGATGTCGCAGGATTTATTGGTGACATAACAACTCGCGCAACTGACTTTGCTTCTGTGTTCAACATTGATGTCAACGAAGCTCTACAGGTTTTCCAGTCAGGTCTGTCAGGTGAGGCAGAGCCGCTAAAGCGCTTTGGTATTAACCTGTTGCAGTCAGAGGTAAATGCCTTTGCTATGGCTAACGGAATTGGGGAAGTTGGTCGAGAGCTTACCGAGACTGAGAAAGTGCAAGCTCGCTATGGCTTGCTTATGCAGGAGACAAACAAGACTGCAGGAGACTTCGCTAACACCTCAGATGGACTAGCTAACCGACAGAGAATCTTGCAAGCCAGCATGACAGATTTGCGAGCTGAGTTTGGTGAGGCACTACTCCCAGCAATGGAAAGCTTTGCAGCTATAGCTCAAGAAGATTTGATGCCAGTCCTCTCCGACTTGGGTGAGTCACTTGGCCCTGTAGTTGCACAGGTGATGCAGACACTTGCAGATGTAACAAGAGATAACCTAGTCCCTGCTGTTGAAGCATTCGGTGATTGGCTAACAAGCCCAGAAGGTGTCCAAGCTGTTCAGGACTTTGCAGACTCAATGGGCAACTTAATTATCTCGACTATTGAGATTACTTCAGCTCTAACTAACCTAGTAAACAGTGACGGATTTCAAAGGTTTATAGAGCCATTTGAGTGGATTAGAGATAACCTCACAGTAGTTGGTTGGTCTGGCGCTTTAGTTCAGGAGCTAGGCGGTATTGAGGGCGCACTAGCAAGCACTGAAACACAAGCAAACAACACAGCTAGCGCTCTAAGCAATGTTCTGACTAGTGGAAGTATTCCTGCTTCTCCTACGACCATGAACCGACCAGAGAATCCAAGACCTGGCACAAAATACACATTTTTCAATTATTCAGGCCCTGAAGGTCAGGCAGTTTGGTATCAGCAAACTTGGACCGGATCAGAGTGGACTGAAGCTGAGAAGATGACTTACACTGAGCCATCAACAGGCGGTGGCACAGGAAGCACTAAGAAAACAGCCGCAGACTTTGTAAACGACTTCTTCTCAGGACTAGATGACGCAGTAGCTAAAGAGACTGCTCGCATGGAGCTAGAAGACTTGGGCATAAGTGATGCTCTGATTGACAACATCCTCGGCGCTCAAGGCTGGAGTTATGTTTATGACGAGATTGTTAGCGGTGGTCAGTCTATGGCTGACAGCTTGCAAGAGCAGTTCAATCAAACAGCCGAAGGTGCAAAAGAACTAGCAGAAGAGCTAGAAAGAATCAGAGACCTTGAAACCGCTATGGGCGATGCTCTTGAGATGGCTAACGCTGCCGGAGGTGGACTAACTGAACTATTCGAGGCTAGCGAGAATCTAGGCGAAACCGCTCAAGGAGTTCAGGATTACTTTGACAGCTTGCTAGGTGGACTAGACAACCTACTAAGCGCCGAAGAGTTCGCCTCTGTTCAAAGCGATATGGAGAACTGGTTCAATAACAACCTGTTTACCATCGAGACTTACGCAAACAGGCGTGACGCTTTACTCAAGGACAGAGCATTTGCTACTGACCTAATCTTTGGCACAGCAGAAGCCATCACAGCCGCAGGTGACCTAACAACACTGATTGACGATACCCTGACCAAGACTAAAGAGATAGATGTCTCAGAGGTAATTGAGGGAGTTGTTGACTCTGCCGATGGTCTAAGAGGATTCAAGACAACCATCACCAAGAACTACACCGAGGTTATAGAGGAAACAGCAAGCGCTGCAGACAACCTGACATCTAATTTCAGGGGAGTTGTTGACAGGACTAAGGACTTCCTAGCTAACCTCAAGACACTGAAGGAACTTGGTCTGGATCCGATGCTGTTCAACTCACTTGTCGAGGCTGGTGTTGAAGCAGGTGGAGCAACAGCTCAGGCGCTTGTCGATGGTGGCTCTGAGACAGTCAATGAGGTAAACGCTCTGCAGACCGAGCTAGAAGAGCTTGGAGTGGACATAGGTGAAGAAACCTATAACACCATGAAGAATGCCGGCGAGCAGTTCACTAGCGGAATTGTGGATGGTATTGACACTAACCTTGATGCTCTAGAGCTTTCCGCAGAAACAGCCGCAGAAACCTTTGCCACTTCATTTGAAGAAGAACTGAAGCGATTATTACTAGAGCTAGATATGCCTGAAGGTGTCGGCTCAGGTCTTGGAGGTAGTGCAACACCTTCTCCTGGAGACTTTGGTTTGGGCGATGTTACAGAATTTGGTGATTTCGGTGAGGTAAGAAAATACCGCAACCCAATCGCAGGACAGTCACTTGCTGATATAGCTGCGCAGTTCCAAATACCTTTTGAGGAGATGAAGAGAGCTAACCCTAAGTTCTTTGACCCTGACCACAAGGACTACGACCCAGGCTACCAACAAGGAGAGTATCTATTCTCTAATGCTTTGGTCAACATACCTCAGCTAGCAGATGGCGGTATCGCTATGGATCAGGTTCTAGCAATGATTGGTGAGCAAGGGCCAGAAGCTGTTATCCCACTGAATAAGCTTGACAGGATGATGAATGGCAAGGGAGCGACATACAACATCTATGTAAACGCAGATACACGCTCAGGTGGTCAGCAAGCAGGGCAGGAAATTGTTAGAGCGCTCAAGCAGTATCAGACAGCTAACGGAAGTATAGACAATGTATTGACAGGGTTTGGCGCATGAGCATACCTAATCCGCAGGTCTTTGTTGAGTTTGACGCATTTGATCCAGACTTCCAGCCTTACTTTGAGCTAGACAATGAGACTAAAGGAAGGCTCGACAATACAGAGTTTTTACTTGCTCCTGACCTTTTTGACATTACAGACCGAGTAAGAAGCTTCAGAATAAATCGAGGCAAAGGTAGAAGGTTTGCAAGCTTTCAAGCAGCTTCGGCAACTGTGACGCTTAACAACCATGACCGAGCGTTCGACCCACTTTACACCGACTCTCCCTTTGCCGGGAACATTGTTCCAAGAAGGAAAATCAAAATAACATCTAATGGTATTGACATCTTCTCTGGGTTTATTGAGGACTGGGATTTGAGCTACTCGCCAGATGGAGACTCAGTTGCAATAGCAAAGTCCTATGATGGTTTCTACATTCTTGCAGGTCAGACAATAGATGCTCAGACACCTACAGAGCAAACAACAGGAGAGCGTATAAACGCAATCCTGGACTTGCCTGAAATTGCATGGAGCGTAACTAACCGAGATATTGATACAGGTGTTGTTGATGTAGGCACACAAGCCATATCGGACAATACTCCAGCACTGAGCTACCTGCAGAAAATATCGGAAACGGAAGCAGGACTTTTCTTTGTGTCTGCTTCTGGTGATGTTACATTCAGAGATAGATACCCAAGCGCAGGAAGTGCTGTTGTTGAATTCTCTAATGATGATATTCCCTTTACTTCTCTTGAAGTTATCTATGGATCTGAACTTCTCTACAACTCGGTAACCATTGCGAACACAGGTGGAGGGACAGCAGTCAGCGATGACGCTCAATCGCAAAGCGCTTATGGAGTTAGAGACCTAGTCATTACAGACCTACTAGGAGCGACAGACACACAGTCGGCTAACCTATCCCTTTATTACATCGACAAGTATTCCGAGCCAGAGTATCGCATCGAGTCCCTAGAGGTTGCGCTGCAGAGGCTAGACGAGACAGACCAAGACAGAGTGCTATCCCTTGAGCTGGGAGAGGTTTGTATAGTCAAGTTCACGCCTAATGAGATTCCACCGGCAATCGAGAGAACACTAACAATCATCTCTATTGAACACTCGGTAAGACCAGACTCACATTACATAACATTAGGATTTCAAGAAACAAGAAATGAACCCTGGACTCTCTCTGACATCATATTCGGTAGACTGTCAGAGGGCAATGTTTTAGCGAGGAGATAAATGTCAGGCTGGAAAGATTGGGCTATCGGTGAAGTTGTCACCGAATCAGATTTTCAAGCGTTTGTTCAAGACCAAGTTGTCCAGGTCTATGACGATGCCACGGATAGAGACAACACTTTGGGGACTGCCGTCACTGAAGGTATGATGGCTTACCTGAAGGACACGGATGTCACGCAGGTCTATAACGGAACTGCTTGGATTTCAACAGTTGGAGACATTACGGGCGTGACCGCAGGGACAGCTCTAACGGGTGGAGGCACTGCCGGGGATGTAACTTTGGATGTTGACATCTCTGCCCTTGCAACAGCTCACGCAGGTAACGCACTAAACGCTAACGG